GAAACCGAGCAGGAGGATTCCGCCGATGGAACTTGAACGCCGCTGCCTAGCCTTTGACGAGTTCCCCGAAGCCGAGCTCACGATTGAGACTCGCGGTGACGGCACCCAAGTGCTGACCGGGTACGCCGCCGTCTACAACCGCTTTTCGCTTCCGCTGCGGGAAGGCGGCTCGACGTTCCGCGAGATCATCATGCCGGGTGCGTTTGACAAGATTCTGAACCGCCAGCGTGGCAAGCAGGACGTTGTCGCCCTGTTCAATCACGACCCCAACTTCGTGCTGGGCCGCACGTCGTCTGGCACGCTGGAACTCTCCAGCGACGACCGGGGGCTCAAGTATTCCGTGGTGCCGCCCGACACGCAGACCGGCAGGGACGTGATGCACCTCGTGCGGCGTCGTGACCTTCGCGGATCGTCGTTCGCGTTCCTAGTCGATGAGGCCAAAGGAGCCAACTGGACGAGCGACGACCAAGGGGCCGTGCGGCAGATTCGTGAAGTGAGCCTGCTGGCCGATGTGTCTGTGGTTCTGACTCCGGCCTACCCGGCAAGCAGCGTCTCCATTGCCATGCGTTCCTACGAAGCTTGGCTTGCCATGCAGTCGCAGCCCGAGCCAGAGCCAGAGCCCGAGGCGGTGGCCGCTGCGGTTGCCAAGCGTTCGCTGGTTCGTGACGCCGCTGCGGCGTGGTCGCTGAGGCTTCGCAATGTCTGAGGCCCGCTGCACGTGCGGCGAGAAACTGCGGTGCCGCTCAAGTCGCCCGTGCGGTGACGAGCGGCAGCGGTATCTGCGTTGCCCGCGGTGCGGTGCTCGTGCTGTCGTCTTTGTGAAAACAACACTTTCGGCGGTTCGCTTCTGCAAGGCACCCCGCCCGTAGTGGCACTGTGGACTCCATCGGCAATACCGCCGGCGGAGATCTCACACAGTGGACAACCTCAAGAAGCTTCAGGACGAGGCGGCTGCCCTCGCCAACCGGATCGACGCCGTGCGGGCGATCGAGGCCGACGACACGACCGCTCGTGACGTTGAGCTCATCGACCTCAATAAGCGTGCCGACGAGCTCACGGCCAAGATCGACTTTGAGAAGAAGGTGGCCGAGTCGGCCAAGAACCTCCGCAGCGTCGTCGATCGCTGTGCCCCGGCCGCCGAAGTGCGGGCCGAGGAGCCCAAGGTGCGGATCGAGTCGATCCCCTACGCCGGCAAGCTCCGTGCGTTCAAGTCCGAAGAAGACGCCTACAAGGCGGGCATGTGGATCAAGGGCCACCTCCGTGGTGACGCCGAGGCCAAGCGGTGGTGCAACGATTACGGCGTCGAGGCCCGTGCTCAGGGCTCGGCGGCGTCCACGACCGGTGCGGCCTTTGTGGCCGACATCCTGTCTGACCAGGTGTTGCGGCTCGTCAACGAGGATTCGGTGTTCGCGTCCAACGCCACGCCGATCAACATGCCGAGCGACGTGGTGCTGGTGCCGAAGCGTACCGGCGGTGCCACGGCGTACTGGGTCAACGAGAACACGGCGATCACCGACAGCGACCCCACCCACTCGCAGATCACGCTGACTGCGAAGAAGGTGACGGCCGCCACGAAGGTGAGCACCGAGCTCTTCGAGGATTCGGTTGTGGGTATCGCCGAGATGCTCGCCACCGAGCTGGCCTACACCCTCACCCAGGCGGTCGAGACGGTGGCGTTCAACGGCGTTGTGGGCAACGCCCCGCTCGTCGCCGGCATCCTGACCAGCAGCGGTATCCTCGCGGGCTCCTCGGCGACCTACGCCGCGTCGCTCGTGACGGCTGCCGGTGACACCTTCGACGAGGTGACCAAGGCCAACTACCTGACGATGCTGGGTGCGATGCCCTCGCACTCGCGTCAGGGTGCGGCGTGGATCGTCTCGCCGTATGCGTTCGCCACCTCGATGCAGGCGCTCGATCTCGCCCAGGGCGGATCGGTCGGTCTGTCGCAGGGCATGGGTCTGACGTTCCTCGGCTCGCCGGTGCTGTTCAGCCACCAGATGGTGGGTGCCGGCGACCAGACGGGCAAGGTGATGGCTCTGTACGCCAACCTCCGCAACGCCGCTCACTTCGGTGTGCGTCGCGGCCTCGAGATCGCGTCGAGCGATCAGGTGGCCTTCCTGAGCGATCAGGTGGTGGTGCGGGCGACCATGCGGTGTGCGATCTCGTGGAGCGAGCTCGGCAGCGACACGGCTGCCGGCCCGGTCATCGCCCTGGTCGGTGCGTGAGCCTGACGGCTTGACAAGCGTGCAACGCTGGGCGGGCGGCTTCCAAACGGGGGCCGCCCGCTCTCTTTTTACGGGGCACGCATGCTGGTCAAGGTAGGTGGCACCGAGGTTGATATTCGGGTTGAGGCCGTGCTGAGCATGCCTCGGCTCGGCTTCAACGATAACTGGTTCGGGTGGACTCAGGCTCTCATGCCGCTGGGTATCCGGCCCACGAAAGTCACCGGAGCCTTTTGGGGCCAGTGCCTGCAGCGGGTAATGGAGCAGTTCGTTGATTCGTGCGAGTACATCCTCACTATCGACTACGACACGTTTTTCACCCGTGAGGACGTTGAGCACCTCTTCGCCATGGCGATGACGTTCCAGTGCGACGCCATCACCGGGCTGCAGACTAAGAGGGAAGACGGCCGCCCGATGCTCACACTGAAGGGCACTCTCGATAAGCCGCCAGACGAGGGCAGCACCAAGCTGCCAATGTCGTGGTTCGCCGAGCCCGTGCAGGAGGTGGACACCGCTCACTTTGGCTGCACTGTGATCTCGACGGCGGCACTCAAGCGGACGCCAAAGCCGTGGTTTCTCGGGGTGCCCAACGCTGACGGCGAGTGGGGCGAAGGCCGCACCGACGACGACATTCACTTCTGGCGGGCATTCCGCAATGGCGGCAGCCGCGTCTTCGTGTCGCCCCGCGTGGTGCTAGGCCACGGCGAGTACGTGGTGACGTGGCCCGGCAAGGATCTGAGCAAGCCCGTGTTCCAGTGGAGCACGGAGTTCTGCAACACGATGAAGCGGCCCGAAACTGCATGGAGCGTGCCCTAATGAGCAAACTGAGATTTGTCCGAGCGTTCCGGGCGTACCGTGCCGGGCAGGTGGTTGACGTTCCCGGCGGCCTCGCGGCCGAGCTCATTGCCCGGCGTGTGGCCGTTGAGGAAACGCAGCAGCCGCTGATCGAGACAGCCGCCATCGAGCACCAGGCCGAGACGGCCGACGCCACGCCACGCAAACGAGGACGCCGCAGTGCAGTATCGCAGCCTGACACGCCAGACGCCGCCGGCCGTTGAGCCCGTCACGCTTGCAGAGGCCAAGGCCCATCTGCGGGTGGATACGGCCGATGACGACACGTACATCAGCGGGCTTATCACGGCAGCCCGTGAATGGGTCGAGGTGTACCTTGACCGCACGCTGATTCACACGCAGTGGGTCATGCGTTTCGACTCGTTCCCTGACAACGGCACCGAGTCGATTGAACTTCCCCGCCCGCCGATGGTGGCCGCCGGGACCGCCACGGCCGTGACAGTGACCATGACGCTGGCCACGGGCAGCACGGCAGAGTTTTCAACCAGTGCCTACCGTGTGGACCGCTACGCCACGCCCGGTGAAATCCAGACGGTCTACGCTGGCACCTGGCCGGCTGATCGCCGGGACGACGACAACGCTGCCTCCGCGACGTGGTGGGCTGGCTACGGGGCCAGTGGCACGAGCGTTCCGGCGACTGTCCGCCACGCAATCCTGATGCTTGCTGCCCACTGGTACGAAAGCCGGCAGGCCGCTGTTGCCACTGGTGCTGTCCCGCAAGACGTGCCATACGGCGTGAAGTCTTTGTTGGATTCGCAACGCTGGGGCGCGTACCGATGATTGACCCCGGCAAGCTCCGCGAGCGAGTCACGGTGCAGATCGCCAGCGGCAGCACAAATGCCCTCGGTGAGACCGTGCTTGCGTGGAGTAACTCCACTGCCGTATGGGCAAGCGTCGAAGGCGTGTCTTCCCGCGAGGCACTCGCGGCTGGCCAGCAAGACACCACGATCACGCACCGAGTGCGGCTGCGGTATCTGCCTGGCCTAACGCAGCAAGACCGGCTTTCGTGGCGTAGTCGGACGCTCAACATCATCAGCCTGCTCGAGTACGGAAACCGCAGCGAGCACGTGGCCATCTGCGAAGAGGTGACGTGATGGCGAGCGGCATTGACGTGAAGATTGAGTTTCCAGAGCTACGTGCCTTACAGCAGGCATTCAAAAACTTTCGGCCCAGCCTTGCCCGCAAGCACATGGGTGCTGCAATCCGCCGCAGCCTTAAGCCTGGGCTCACTGCACTGCGTGGCAACATTCCGCGAGGCCCAACTGGGAACCTTGCCAGGGCAGTGACCAGCAAAGTGAAGACATACAAGAGCGGCAACGCCGTCGGGCTCGTCGGCTTGGTCGCCGCCGGCAGCGGTAAGACCAAATCGGCTGGCGGCGGGTCCGTAAAGAAAGGGAAAGACCGTGCATTTCATGCCGGTTTTCTAGAGTTCGGCACGAAAGAACGAGTCATCAAGACATCGTCACGCAGGGGCGGGGCGTCAATCGCCTCGAGCTTCGGCACGCTCGGGCCTTTCAAGATTGCCAAAGTGGCTCGCCGTGGCAAGTTTGCCGGCGTAGTCAGGGTTAACACGTCACCTAAATACCCGAAGGCGTTTTTTAAGAAGGCACCAAGGGGAAGAATGCTCAGCCTGCGAGAGATGCCTGTGGGCGGCAAGAAGGGGCAGCCGCCGGTCAAAACTGCGTACCGTGAGTCTTTGTCAT